CTGCTGTTGCTTATCATCTTACTTCTGCCAATTCTGAAGAGAATGGAGGAGGTGGATTTGATAAAAATTCAGAAAAGTGTTTTTTATAAACATGCCTGCAAGAAAGGAATCACAGATTCCTTTCTTGTGGGGTGGTTGGAAGGAGGAGGTAACATATACTCCACCTTACAATTTTTTTATTAGTCCAAAAAATTTAAAACATGTTGGTTTCTTTGAAACAAGTCATCAACATTTCATTCATCAGAATGTAACTAATGATGGGTCTAAACTTGATCCTCTTTATAAATTATTTGATCCAACTTTAATAAAATGTGGCACTTTAACACATGGTTGGGTTAAAACTACATGGCAATCAATATCAAAACAATTTTTGATGTTTGATAAACCAATAATACAACAACAATCTATTTTCAAAATATATTGAATTTGGTACTAAAACCTGGATAGATTTGTTGTCTAGATTTAATTTACAAACTAAAATAATTCCTCTTGAACAAGTCGAATTTAATTTCCAATCCTCAACTGGATTTGGTTATAATAAACAATTTCAAAATAAAGGTCAATTTTTTGACACAAATTTAGAAGAAATAAATGATTACTGGGAACAAGCACATCTCATAAAAGCAACTCCTTTATGGAGCGTTAGTGGAAAAGAAGAATATTTAAAATTTAAAAAAATAAATGAACAAAACCAACGTTGTTTTGAAATACCACCAGTTACCTTTTTGTCATATGCTTTAAGAGTTTGTCAATCTTTTAACAAACAATTATACGAATTATATAACGACATACCAATTAAAATTGGAATTCCTTTCGCAAGAGGGGGATTTCATAGGTTTATCACCGATTTTAAGAACAAATTTACAATATTTGGGATGGGTGATGTAACTAAATGGGACAAGGATTTTCATAAATATTTACGTGAAGCCTGTTATAGAATTCGATTACAATTTTGCACAACTTCTGAAGCACAACAAAGATTAAAATATATTTATTCAATTTGCTTACAAATTTACTGTATATTACCTTGGATGCAAATTGTTAGAATACATCAAATGGGTTCAGGTGATCCAAATACCTCTAGTGATAATTCGTTGGGACATGGTATTGTATTTTTTTCTTATATAAATTATATGAGACCAGAATTAACAACTTGGATTGATATTTTATCAATATTTTCTATTCAAATATATGCTGATGATCATCTGTTTGCAACAAATGATCCGGAATTAGCTTTATTTGAGAATAGAGAAAAATTTTATAAAATTATGGGATTTACCTTAAAAAAAGAAGATGATAGGGTACAAAGTAGTGTGGAAGGGCTAACCTTTTTAGGAGCGACCGTCCGAAAATTAGGAGCTTACTATGTACCAGAGTATGATTATTCACGCTCAGTATCAGCAATGGTGATATCACATAAAATTCTTGCACCTTATGAGAATTATATGAGAGTTTATGCTTTTGTATTCCTAAGTGCGTTTCAAAAAGAAGAAAAATTTAACTTTATTTTAACTTATTTAAAATTTTTAGTAAATTATTATTGTAAATTATATGGCGCACACTGGTTTCCAAAAAAATTTAAACTTTCCAGATGGCGTTCAATATTAATTTCAAATCAATTGGATATAAATTTAGAAAAAGGACTACCAATTATTCCTGATCAAAAATTTTGTCAAGATTATTGGATAGGAACTGAAGTGGATTGTGATAGCTCATTACAATTCCACGAGCAGTAAAAAATTTAGAATGGAGAAATCCAGAAAAGAACGAAAAGTTTTCAGAAAAAGAAAACCTAATAATTTTAAAAAACAAGTAAACACTGCTGCACTTAAACTTGTGGGTAGTGCGTTAAAACAAAATGCTAATGAAGGAAAAACATTAGTTAAACTTGGTGAAAAACTTGACCATAAAATTAAAACTAAAAAACCTTACAAAAGAAAAGAAAAAAATAAA